GAACTTAATAGCTAACTGCTTGAGGCCATGCCCACCAGGGTTTTCATCAATTAGATAATGCAGTAACATAGTATCTTCGAATTTAGGAAAAACGAAGTTAAAGTGATACTGGAAGAACGCTAAGTCGAACTTCGCATTGTGGAAGATAACTGTGCGATTTAGGAATAATTCGCGTAGCATATCTTCTATCTCTTCGTCAAAGCAATCTGTATCTATATAGACCCCGCTGAGACCGTTATACGACATAGAGATGCCGATAACGTGGCCGTTGCGAGGATATAGACCAGTAGTCTCTGAGTCAAGAGCAATTAGGTCATGACCATCAAAGTCTAGAGCACCCTGAATCCACTTCTTAGCTTCTTCAGTGTCTTGTATACCTCTAGCGATGGTTTCATCAATGATTATATCTTCTATCTCACCATTAATGTAAGCTATGATACTATCTTTAGATGATTCCCAAGTCTTACGAGCTTCTGGCTTGAAGGCAAGCATAGCTGGGTTAATCACAGGCAGGAACTTACCTTCTACTTTTTTACCAGAATATTCCGTGACTGAATTGATTTTTGTAAAGTATTTCAGTGCATCACTACCTACTAGGATAATCCATTCATAGGCATCTGTATCTATAACGATGTCACAGTCTTTTTTTAATACTTTTTTAAGTGTGGAATCGGAACACAATTGGTAACGATCAAACTCGAAAGCCCCTTCAAACTCTTTTTGGAAGTCTGTGCGGCTTGATTTAGTTTCTACTAATGCAACTTTAGGCATATAATTTTCTCTTTAGTCCAGTTACTTGAGATTGGGTAAGTGCTCCAGGATCAGTGTCTTTAAGATTCACGTTCCTAGATACGAGACCAACTTTCTCGCACATTACCTTGATGTTTTGTGCAGCTTTCTGTCCTGCTTCGTCTCCATCAAAAAAGATAGCTATCTTAGAGCAGCCCTGCATAGAGAGCATTCTTAACTTATCTTCATTGATATTCATTGTGCCGAAGCAGCATACTGCGTTCTCTAGTCCTTTATCATGTAAGTTGATTACATCATAAATACCTTCTACTAGAATTATTTCTCCGAGTAGGGGAAATACCTGTGGAAACAAGGGCAGCTTTGCTCCTGGTGGTGTAAATTTATACTTAGGAATACCACTAGCGGTATGTCTACCTTGAAAAGCTACTATCTTTCCAGAGATATTTCTAATAGGAAAGTTAATCCTACTGATATAGTCTGGGTCTGTGTGTTCAAACGCCTCAAACTTTCTATAAGTTTTAGGTGTGATGTTACGCCAATTGCCTACATAAGGCATATAGTTTTTCGGGAAGGAGAGGCCGACAGACTCTGCTTTCTTCTCCTGGATCTTACGCTTCATTGTCTCTCTCTTGAGCTGAAATCCAGAGGCTGTCTCTCCAAAGAATGTAAACAAGTTACCCTTATACTCACAAGCAAAGCAATTGAATCTACCATCAATCTGATCAATTCTCATGCTAGGATTACTGTCATCATGCTCAGGGTTCAAGCACTTAACAACAAAGTCTTTACCTTTAGGGATGAAAGCAATCTGCTTCTGATTTAATAACTCTTCTACGTTCATTTACTTACCGATATGTTTTATGTCGTCATTAGGAATAACTTGGTATGTACCCTTGTTGTAAGGAATACTAATCGTATAATTACTACTAATATCTTTCTTGAACTGTGCATCCTTGTCTCGCTGCATTTCTGGAGCTGGAATGAAAGGAGCGGATCTGTGCTTGTGCCAGACAGGATCTATAGCGAATACGCTGTCTGCTTTTATCTTTAGTGGTATGAAGGGTGCTTTTGAACGTGATTTATACACTCGCTTTTTCCTTCTGCCTGAAGTTGTATGTGACATACTTCCGTGAATAATCATATGCTTCCTCGATTGTGAGAATGTATATTATACTAGATTCAGCTAGAAAAGTCAAGAACTATTTAGAAGGCGACATCATCAATATCTTCATCTATCTTGTGCTCTGACACTTCTCTCTCTGCAGGAGACATGGCAGACTCTGGGCCAATCTTCATTGTTTCCCAGTCCATCTTAGATGTAAAAGATAGCTGCGCGGCGGAACGCATTTTAACACAGTTAAACGTGATACAGTTGTCTTCGTGCTCATACGCTTCTAGCGCATAGGCAGCATCAGCTGAGTCAAGAATACCTTTTGCAAAACGCGCTTCACCGGTAGCGTCAGTCTGATAAGGAGATATGACAGTACATTCGTACTCTTGTGCCATACTCTTTAGGGCTTTGCTTACTTCTATTTGTTCAGTCCAATCGTACTGTCCAGAACGAGATGGGATAGCGGAGCGTTTCACTTGGTTAATGTAGTCTACCAAGATAACCCCGACGTTGAGAGCTTTCACTTTCTTGTCCAATTCGGCCTTAATTTTTGCCAGAGTAAGGCCTGGATCATAAATCACATCTAGCTGCTGAGTTGGGAGAAGCTCAGTAGTAGTTGATAAATTATGATGAAACTTCTCGAAGTCGCGGTGTTCTCGATATTCCTGTAAACGATCTTGGCCATCCGTATAACGACTAGCCCACCAACCCGCTACTTTTTCCCATTCTGTTACATTAAGATTTTTCGTGCGCAGACGAGAAAAAGGTATTCCCGTTGCAATAGAACATACTCTCTGAAGGATTGAACGACTATCCATTTCAATAGTGAAATACATAGCCGAACGACCACTCTCAAAGACAGTATGAGCAATATTTGCACAGGTAAGAGACTTGCCTGCTCCACGACGACCACCAAGAAGAACAAGATCTCTGGGAGAGAACTGTATCTGGTAATCGTACTCAGCGTTTAGGCCGAGGGGCAGGTATTTGCCAATCTCTTCATCATCTTCAAACAGTTGAATACGTTGCATACTCTCCTGCGGTAGTTCTAGGTCAACTTTCTTTTCAACATCTAGAACAATCTGATGTAAGTGTGCTACTGATTCTTCTGCATCTTCAAAAGCTACAGAGTTATCAATATAATCCTCTAGGGAATCTAAGATTTCCTTTTGGGTATACTCGTTCTTGAGATATTGTAGCAGCATAAATGCATCTACATCAACTTCCACACTCTCGATTGCATATAGCTTTTCAATAGTTGCAGAGTCACGTATCTCAAACTTCAAGTCTTCAAAGGTTGGTAGGTGGTGAAACTTATCGTAATGCCTATCAATTGTGTTAAACACAGTATGATACTCTGTAGGCAAATAATCCTTACGAACGGAACTCCAGGTTTCGAAATCCTGTAACGTAAGTACTTGCTTTATTAGCGCACTAGCAATATTCAAAGTAACTCCCAACCAACCAAAAAGTAGTAGCTATCTGGCAAAAGATAACTACTACCAACTTATTTACGAAAGATTAGCCAGCGGCTTTTTCTTTCTTCGCAGCACCGTCATAGTCGGAAGCGACCAAGCCACGACGGGTCAACATAGTCTTTACACCACGAGCAGTCTTACCAATGTTTTCTGCAATAGCTTCCACTGTCATGCTTGAGATATCACCCAAGTCTGCTAATGGATCTTCTTTTGCTGAACCTTTGGTATGTTCCTGACGAGGAATACCATCAATGTCACCAGAGCGAAGCAAGCTAAGAGCTTTACCACGTACTGAGTTTACACTGCGGTCTAGAGCGTCTGCGATCTGCTCAACGAAAGCACCATCATTAACCATTGAAACAAAAGTTTCCTCTTCATCAGGGTTATAGGTACGAACGGCTTCTACTTTAGGAGCAGGCTTAACGTGATCTGTCAGTTCCATAGAAAGAATCTTTCCTTGGATTGACTTAGCAGAGAAAGCGCCTGATTCAAAGTTATCAGCGATTTGAGCATAAGTATATTCACCACTGTTGTCAGACACGAATGTCTGCAAAGTAGCTTCTTGTGCTTCCGTGAAAGCACGGGCAGAGGAGGCTGACGCCAGCTCTACATCAAAACCCATCTTACGCAGTTTGCTAGAAACTGAACGGGTTGAGGTTTCAAGGTTTTCTGCTGCTTCTGCAACAGTTGCTTGAGAAATAGGTGTTTCGTTACCGACGAAGCTAGTAAGCTGTTCGGTACGTTCTTCGGTCCACTTTGGCAATGCCATGTTTTACTCTCCAATAAAATCTTTAAGATTTTCAATTATAGTTACGCCAGACTCTCTGGCTTTGGTTGTTTTTGCTGATTCTACGCCGCTCTCGTTTACGAGTATAGTCACTTCTTTGGTCAGGGAGCCTACGACTCTGTATCCTGCATCTGATAGTGCTGTTGTTGCGTCAGCTTTAGTTTTAAAACTCTTCAATCTACCACTTATACACACTACACCATTAACACTAACTAAGGATGATTTCTCTTCAAAAAGAAATGAGTGTGGTAATAAGCAATATACATCTACTGAATCTTCTATCCAATCCATCAAAGAGGCAGTCGCCTTTGGCCCAAGACCCGCTTTCTCGCACATTTCTACGTCTATTTCATCCATATTTTTACATACAGTAGAAAGTTTATCGGAAGCTGTCTTACCAATCAGGGGAATGCTCAGTGCTGGTAGTAATAGGTTTAGTGATGCTTTTTTAGAGTTTTCTATCTCGTTGTACAATTTCTCGGCCAGCTTTTCGGAGTTTAATGCAAGTGTGATATCTGCAACAGTTAAGTCATAGATATCTAACACATTAACAAGCTCTAGTTTAGCTACAGCAGCGGGCCCAAGACCTTTAATTTTAAGGGTCTTTGCAAAGTGTTCTACTTTCTTACTTGATTGGCTGCCACAAGAAACATTGCGGCAGTAAAGAAGAGAGTTACTCCACTCAAGATCGGAATCACAACTTGGGCAATTCGTGGGGGCTTGAATCGAAAACACTAATGGGACTCCTCTGAAATTGAACATATATTATACGAGATTTTAAGGTTTCTGTCAAGAACTATTTTTCCTGAGGTATAACTTAAATTATACACGGCGTACAATACGCGGTATAATTTCTCCACTACGAATAACTTCTACGTTACACCCGATCTCTAACTCTAGTTCTCGAATGTAATCTATATTATGTAGAGTGGCTCTAGCTACTTCTGCCTCACCTATAGTAACAGGCTCTAGAATTGCTACAGGGCTTACGACCCCGCTCTTACCTACTTGCCATGTTACATCTAGTAGTTTAGTTACTACTCCTTCCTTCTGCTCTTTCAAGGCAAAAGCACCTCGTGGGTGGTGAGCAGTATGTCCTAACTCTAGAAATTTAGTATTGTCGTCAATACGATACACAGCACCGTCCGTAGGGAAGGGACTTGAATCGAAGTGAGTAACAACATTCATTCCAAGATGACTCAAGGCACCCATAGTAGACATATAAGTCTCTAAGGTACTTGGGTACACATCGTAAGCTACAAACGTAAGATCTCTACTAGAGAAAATCGATAAGTCTTTCAAGTTCAAAGAACCTGAAGCGTAGTTACGAGAGTTAGGTATACTATTAGGAGCAACAACCTCTCCGGTAATCTGAGTAAAATGTCCGCCATTAATAACATTAGGTACTAATAGCTTCATCTTATAAGTTATATCTCTGCCTACCTTACCATCACCGAGAGTTAAAGCCAACTCTAGGCGTCCATTAACATATAGCAAAGATACTGCTGCTCCATCGAGCTTGGGGGTACATACACAGTCGTTCACGTTTAACGGCGAATCTTCTATGTCGAAACATTTTTGGAGCGAGTACATTGGGTACAAGTGTGGCACACCGTCAGTAACAGTATGTCCTACATTGCTGTAGTTATACCTAGACGCTAGACTATCAAATTCATCATCTAATAGCATAGGAGTGCCTGCATAGTACAAACTACTTGCTTTGTCCAAAAAATTCTTCATATTACCCTCAATTCAATATATACTATTATACTAGAGAGAGCGACGAAAGTCAAAGGTTATTTATACATTTCGTCTAAATAATCTTTAAAGAACTCCTCTAGGATGTCCTTACTCTCTGCTAGGGATAATATTTCGATAAGGCCAGCAAACAGCTCTCTTGAATTACTTAAATCCAAGGGCATTGCTACACCTTCTCTTCCTGCTCTCCATTCTTCATCGAAGTCTAAAAAATACTTTCTCACATGCATATACTCTATGCCACGAAACGAATTAACTACAAGACGTACTTGTGTTTCTTTCGCTTCATCGTAATGAATAACCTTTTCATACTTAGAGGGGGCTTCGTGGAGTTCCATAGCTATACTCCATTCCGAAGTATAGTGGACAGAGGCACTACGCTAGTAACGCTCTCAGGCTTTAGCAGTCTGTACGAATCTGTATCCCAACAAAAAAGCAAAAGAGTCCTGTCAGATTCTTTTGCCCGATTAGTTTTTGTTTGAATATAGGGGGTACTAAAGTCAATCGTACAAACATTGTACTTTAGTTTCTTCGAGTTTTCACTTCTGTAGGTAATGATAGCATCACCGAATTCCGTTACTAGCTTTGCTAAGTCCTCTTTCTTCACAATTACTCCTTAGTAGTAGGTTAGCAAAATTTATTTTGCTGCATTACTCTCTAAGAGAAAAGGTGGCCCCGAAGGGCCATGAAAGATTTAGTACTCTGCGTCAGCGGCAGATAGTACACCTGCGAAGTAAACGGCTGCTTTACCAGTCAACTTAGAAATTACGTCTTCGTCAACTGCCTTACCCATATCTACGATAATGGCTGTAAGTGCGTCTTGTGCTGCTTGCTTTGATACTCGTGTGCCGCCTGTTGAACCACTAGAAGTAGTACTACTTCCGCTTGCTGCAGGGGTCTTTTTGATGTAAACACCAGCTTTGCTAAGTACCATACGAACTCCGTTGGGAGACTCGTCATGTTCCTCAGCGATATCTTTTACGATTTCCATTGATGTTTCGGGGGTAGGGTTTGCGTTCTCGTATGCTTCGATTACCGCTGCTTTCTTATCGTCGTCCCAAGCCATGTTTCTTTTCCTTTTAATAGGGTGGTTTAATCCTGGGCAGGTACCCAGTACTTCTCGTTGTTGTGCGTAAAATCGGTCGCCCATTGGTTTCCTCTCTTTATTGACAACTATTATAATTCAATTTAACATTCCTGTCAAGAATTTTTTTCTACTAAGTCATTAATACTGTACGGCATAACACGCACATTTATATGAAAATGATCTAAAATTCTATAAGCGTCATACCTATGATGCCCGTTAATAATGTAACCATCCATGTCTACTGTAATAGGTTTAAGAACTCCTGCTTCTATCTTGCTAATTTTTCTCAGCAACTTCTCTACGCTTCTTCCGCGCTGAACAGACCTGATCTGTATTATAGACAAAACAGTAGTAGGAATATCACTGTCATCCACGGCAGGAGGCGCAAGGCCTCCGGTAGGGATAGGGTCATGACGCTTATCTATGTAGCTATCGCCTTCTTGCTCATACCCCATCCATCGCATCCGTGGATGCACCAGACTATCCAAGTTCGGCGTCCAATCTTCTATAAAAAGATATGTACTCACTCCATCTAAAATAGTCTCTTCTTAGATAACAGTAGAACTGTCCTATATACTTTTCACTATCCATTGTATCTCCTCTGCCATCGGCAAATTGTATTTGTGCGAATATCTTCCCACTTTTCATTTTCTATATCCCAAACTACTATTGTATCCGAGACATCGTATTGTTTAATTTTTTTATCTCCTGCAAGAGTGAACCACCCCTCAAGAGTTCTACCACTGTTTACACTCATGTACTCTATGAAACAGTCTTCCTGATAGAGACACTCTAGAACATTGTCTGTGAAGTCCATATCTACCACCCATGCACGATGTTTGCCATAATCATACAAGCACAAAAAACATTTATAAGAACTATTCCTGTGCGTAGTATAGCTATAATATTATCTTGCTCTCTGGTTGTCTCATCATCGAAAGAACCAATTGTGTATTTCCATATATCCCACCAACTCATACCTTCTGTAAGTCAACACCGTACTCTTGCAAATGTTCTAGTTTTCCTAAATCATATGCAGGGGAGTAGGCGTTGAATCCTCCAACTTCTGTATTAGAATATGAACTTTCACTGGAGTCTACTTTCTCAGGTATATAAATCTGATAGCAGGGAACCCCATAAAGAGCTATGTATTTAGCGTCGTCTAAGCGCGCTTTGATTTCAGCAGGTGCGTGATGTGCAGCAGACCATACTATCTCTTTCTCTATGAACTCTTCAGCCACACAGCTTTCTGGTAAGTAAGCATTCTGTGCTCTGTCTTCAGCAGAGGCTGGTCGCTGTGGTACTCCAATGCGTTCTAGTAGGGCTTTTACGAACGAGGCTGATCTATACAGACCTTTAGAAATGTCACTTACAGTATCGCCTTGTAGATAAAAGGTAATTGCCTCTTTAATCTCACCAGCAGTAGCTGCCTTTCCTTTGTTTATAGACTTTCTTCTTAGTTCGTAGGTCTTACGTTCCTCATAGTCCGCCAGAACTTTTGTCAACCTGGCAGTATTGTATGCTATATTCAGTATCTCGCAACCCTCTTTCTTCGTAATAGCTTTTACTGTAGAGGATGTCGGATTCAAAAGAGCTATCACTCGCTCTATGTTTACATCCGTCAGGTTCTCGTAGCTCTTTTTCTTTACTCTTGCCATTTTCTAACTCAATCTCCAACTTAAATAATAGACAACACACTGCGTGTGCTAAGTGAGACAGCCCACTTTCTGGGTCTATCTCTTCGTCATCTATGTGTGCGAATATGTGCCGAAGTGCACCGGAACTATATCTACTCTGTAGATTGTCCAGCTTTCTCCAATTCTCTTCGTCGTACTTCTGTGCTCCGAAGGTTAATACTTTAGCTACTTCTGTTAGTGCTTTCGGAGGGAGCAAATGCATTTTTGGCTTCTCTCCATCATATTTTATACCTTCCATTCTACAGCAATCCCCTCTGTTTGTCAAACGATTTTTGAAGATCACTATAGCCTCCAATAGAATAATCGTACAAAAAAATCTGCGGATACGTTGTAAACTTGACTTTTTCCCACAGCTCATCCATCGTGTAATCACTATCTAACTGTAAGTATGTAAACTCTACACCCTCACTTTTGAGTAAGCGCCTTGCTTTATCACAAAAGATACAGTCCTGTTTTCCATAAATAACATACGGTTTAACTACTTTCATTTTTCTACAAATTCCTCGATCATAGGAAATATGGGTTTCAGGGCTTCAACACATTCTAGAGCGATAGTTTGGTGTTCTAGTTGTGTGCCGTTCCCGCTACGCAGTTGAATGAAATGTACCCAGCTACGAATTGTTCCTGCCATATATAATCGTGATGGAGTGATACCTTCTGGTAAGACTGCCCGCGCTTGTTCTTTTGCGATACCGTTCTTCAACGCCCAGTTGTAAGCTGTCATAGAGGCGTGCCAAGCATTTCTCTGCTTAGTTAGCCATTCTAGATGTATGGGGCCGTCCTCTAGTCGTACAGAATTCTGTCGATTCTTAGGATCTTGTCCTCTAGCTTCTCTGAAGGCAGGTATTGGTAGTTCGTCTACTGTTGCATAACGCTGACTAAACTCTTGAAAAGAAAAGGATCTATGACGCAGTATCTGTCTAGCAATATCTCTGGTGGTGTCTATTTCCATTGTTACAGATACCATCTCTAAAGGAGACCAGTGTCCGTGTTTAATGAGGTATCGTACTAATTTTTCTGCGGTTTCTTCATTGTTTTGGTTTGAAGGGTTGGACACCCTTGCTGCGAATGCTATATCATTTAATACATCATCGCTTGACTTACTAACTATTCTAACTGCCACTATCTTGTAATCCTTTCGTTGTAATCTGCTTCGTTTTCATCCCACCACTCTGGCTTATCCCTGTACTTCCAGCTGGCAAAGGTTGCTTTGTCTTTGTGGTAGAAGGCTCTGTAACTAGCAATGGGCTTGTCTGATTTGAGTTCATCGGGCATAGCCTGTGCAAAGGTAGTGAGACCGGTACTGGGTAAGCTGATATCAGGTAGCTGGAGTATAACTTCATGCACTGACTTATGTTCTTTACCGTAGCGATATCTGTACTCGTCGTTGAGCGCAAGACCGTAGCAGAATAACCACTCGTAGTTCTGCTGGGACTCTCTTGCCCATATAGTACAGGGGTGATTGTACATAGTGGGAAGATAAGGAAAGTCCCTAACAGGATTTTTCTTTGCTTCTTTAACAACTGCCCATTCCTCTCTAGTAAGTTTTTGTGGTACATAGCCAAGGTACTTATCTATCCAGTGATTAGTACATAGCATCTGTGCTGCCTCTAGGGGCATCTTTACAATATGCTTGTCAACGTGATATTCAGCACACTTGTCTAAATCTTCATCTAATATAAAAATATTCATAGTGTGTATTATGACACCTTATTATTAATTTGTCAAGAATAATTTTATTACAAACTATCTTTATTTCTCCACTCTCTTAGCCACTTAGAGCCAGCACGCTCAGCATCCATAAAGACTGCGTTGGTGAACCCTATAGGTATAATTATTGCTAAATGAATAAAGATGCTAGCTAGTGTACTATAGTTTACTAGTCCTAAGTAATGACTTGCTATAAACCCGAAGTATGCACTCCACATTGTAAACAAAGCCAGCGTAAAATACATCTGCAAACTAGGATCGCCAATAAATCTCAATGGATTAAACCGCACATCCATAACATAACGCCAGCTATCAACCACGAATATGGTTGCTCTTTTTAATCGTATCATACATTTTCCAATCTGCTCATTAATCTTTCGGCTCTATTAGGTACTTGTCGGTACCATAAGGAGTCCCTACCCTCTTTTGCTGCTTCTACCCAATCTGATTTGTTAAGGGCCGCATGCATATTCTTAAACTTAGATAGCCGTGGTCTGCCCATATTAAAGATCATGTTTACAAGTATTTCTTGAACTTCCCCTGGCCAATCGTCGAAGTAGTCCTCCCTATATAGGATTAGACACTCTCGTATTGACGTATGCAGGTCTTGCATAAACACTGACTTGACTCGATCCTCACTAACCCTCGTTCCAACCTCTAAGCCAAACTCTTCGTCCTGCTTTGTTATCAGATGGCCGACTCCAAAAGTAGGATATCCCAAATGGTCATTGTAAATTTCATACTTAATTCCTTCGTCTAGTTGTAGCTGTTTGTATACATTATCTTGGTTCATATGCAATCCTCTGCGTTTCTTATCTGTCCAGTGTACTCGTAAAAGAACTGTCGTTCCGTTATCTCTAATACGTCGTAGTCGTCTGACTTATCGTAGCCGAACTCTTCTACATCTTCTAGCAAACACCAGTCTCCATTAGGCCATTCGCAAAGTTTTACTAAATTATTCAGCGTCATTTCTTTGCTCCTCAATCTTAGATGTGTCCTGTGTTTCATTACTTTCGTCCTCCCCGTAACGACCCCGATCACGGTTTCCATCACCATTTAGCTCAGTTAAATCCTGTTGGGTCTCTTTGAAATTTCTTTCCATTACTTTTCCCTACTCACGCCTTGTACTTTTTCGTAGCTTCTCATGGCCCCTAATCCTAGCATACCCATCATTACGGGAGTGAGTGCTTCGGTATCTACGGGGGGTAACTCTATCCATACAGAAAGTATGGGATGTAGTATCACGTTATATAATAATCCTAAGCCGCACGTCCAACCAATTGCTGGTCTCCATCCGGCTACAAATAAAGATTTATGTGCAGCTTCGACTTTGTTTACTTCTAGTTGCGCTAGCTGTTGTGCGTGATGCTGTTTATCCGCTAATGTAGCTATTTCATGTGCTAACTTATTAGCTTGATCTTTGTCTACTATAAACTCTGATACTAAACCTGATACAGGCCCAATCAGCTCTTTTATAAATCCAAGTGCCATAATATATCCTTATGGAGAACTATATAGTGAAGAAGGGACTATTAAGTCCCTCCAGTTTTACTACCAAGCTAGCGCCGATAACGTCCCCATTACTATGGCCAATGACCATATGAAATCGCAGAGTATACCGTCGCAGGCAATCTCTTCTAGCCTTATTTTCATCATTTTCACTATTTATCTCTTCCTGGGCGTTTGTGGTGCTCCGACCGTTTTTAGTCTATCCAGTGTGAATAAATCTGTACTGAAAAATACAGAAGCATTACTAAAACCCCAAGAGTCGTTCCATTAATCATAGTGTGTGAACAGCTCCTCGTCATCTACGTCGAGCTTCCCCAGGCCCAATAACCATTCTATTGTATCTACGGTTCCTTCTCTTTTTCCTAGCTTATAACTACTGTACATAGCCCCTGCTAATATAAAAGCTAAAAGAGCGTAAAACTCGATACCGGTCATGAACTACTCCTGTTTTTCTTTTTTGTCTTCTTAGGATTTCTAAGATATTATAGGGGAAATCGGTTGCAAAGTCAAGTATTATTTTTGAGTGACTGTTAAAAATAACACTTGACTTTGGAGGTTATTGCTATTATAATTATACCTATAATGAAATAGGAAATCTATGAAATATACGAGAAGACCTTGGACGTATGACGAGAGAGTTACGCTATCAAAGCAATACTACTCATCAGACTGTGAGAGGCTACAAGAACTGTTTCCTGACCGATCTTACAACTCCTGTGTGAAACAGGCTAAGTATCTAAGAGACAGAGGTTGGGTTTTTATAAAGAAGAGTAAGGAATAATGCCAAAGACAAAAGTAACAACAGAAGAGTTAATCGAGCAACTACAGAGGGAGTTCGAAGTAGAAGAACTCGACTTCGAGAAAGACACCTATAATGATGCTGATTATGAAGATGGACAACCCGATAGCTATACAGAATATCAAGACCTGTACGATGGGGATGACTCTTTTGGAGATTACATTTGAAAGTATCAGTAAGAAATGGTAATATAAATAGTGCTATCAGAGCACTGAAAAGAAACACCAAAGACAGCCTCATTGAACTGAGGGGAAAACAACATTACGAGAAGCCTAGCTCCAAAAGGAACAAAGCGAAAGCGTCAGCTCGTATCAGAGAACAAAAAAGGCAAAGAGATGATAAGCGGAACAAATTTTGAGTTAGTTGGCGACTTTATGGAAGCGTTTGGACAAACGTGTGAGGTAGAGCCTACATTAAGTGACTTCAATACTCGGGAGCTAAGAATCTCTTTGATTGAAGAAGAGTTGGACGAATTAAAGCAAGCTATCGAAGATAGGGACGTTGTAGACGTAGCAGATGCACTTACAGATTTACTGTACGTTATTTATGGGGCTGGCCAATCTTTCGGCATTGATTTAGACGAGTGTTTTGCCGAAGTGCATTACAGTAATATGTCTAAGCTAGAGAACGGAAAGCCACTCTATCGTGAAGATGGTAAAGTATTAAAGGGTAAGGAGTACTTCCCGCCCAATCTAGAGGCAGTATTAGATGTATAAGTGTATATGTCATGCTGTAACAGATGGTGATGTCGACCAATATCACCTAATAGGAACTAAGTGCGGTAAGTGTCTTGAAGCAGGTCCGATGACGGATGGTTATAGCTTTGAAACTGGCTATAAGTTTAAGATGGATAACTTAGTAATAAAGGGGAAGTTTGAAGGAGCTGACTCCGACAAACGCGATTATATTAAAAGCCAACTCGAAACAGAGATTCGCTACACATTTTAGGAGATCGGTATGAACATGAACTTGACAAAGTATTTATTTATTGAAGGTGTTATATCAGAGGCAGATCGTAAAGCAGGAGAACTTGTTTTAATTCCTACTATTACGTTTGAGTACTTAAATTATAAGGAAGATGGTATAGATTGGACACTACGTCTTGCCTGGTTGCTTGCACACTTAGAAATTACATTTAACTGGAGAGGGGTGTAATGGGACTAGGATTTCAAGACGGGTTTCAACCTGCACTAGCGTTCTGGGAACATTGGTGTAAGGGAGAAAATGATATGATTTCTACTGAGGAAGGGTACCCATGCAATTGGTGTGGGCTTACAGAAGAGGATATGAACGATGGAGATTAATGCTATAACCCCGGTGCGGCGTACACTTGCTGCACCTCAGACTAGAACAGATACAGTAACAACTGTGAACAAATTAGCTGACGGTACTCACAAGGTAAGTCAGGATCACTATACTGTCACGCTCTACGATAGAGGTGGTAGTTTACAAACTGTGCAACGTAGTTTTAGCACTAATTATCTGGTATGAAAAAGGGGCGTTAAGCCCCTTTATTCTTTGTCTACTATCTTTTTTAATTCTGCCAACTTGAGAAGTAATGTACTTCTTTGTAGCTCTGTTGGCTCTTCATCCATAACTCTATTGATATACCACTGAATATCCTTAACTGCTTCATCTATATTCTTTAGTTTAGTCAAATTGGAGTTCCTCCTGTAGTACGGTGGTAGCTTCATGTTCTGCTATCGCTCCTTTTAATATGCCCGTAATTGACATGCCTACTAGCATTGCTAGTGCTTCTTGGTCTAGTTCCATCTTCAGGTTAGCACTGCCATCCCAAAACTCTTCTACATCTGATACTTCAATTTTCATACTAATCCCATAAGTTTCTGTAATATTTATCCGCCACACTTTTATCCATTTCTATGGTCTGTACTCCAAAAAAGTATAGAACTTAAACCATAGGAATGAAACATCTAAACAACGCTCAACTAATGATATTGAGATAGAAGGAAGCAAGTAAACAGTCTTCTCATGTGTCCACTGATTACTGAAACGATATACTCTTTTACTTGTCATATACACTTCCACATTAATTCTCCTGCTATGTCACTTAAATAAACTAATAGTTGTAGATTGAGTACAATTAGTACAAATCCTGCTAGATCACAAATCATCTAATAACTCCACGATTACCCAGAGTAATACTAGGTATGCTGCGGCGAGTACTGACCCCGCCCATACTTCAAATATCATTTACGTCTAAACCGTCTTTCCAAATAGCATCAGTGTAGTGAGGGTCAAAGGACATAGAGGAACCTAGTACCTCGTCAACTTCGTCTGTGTCGACAATCATAAGTTCTCTACCATCGAGTTCATAGCCTATGGCAGATAAGAATCTAGTATAGGATTCCAACATAGCATCGAGAGTGATCGCAGGCTGTTCCGTTATCGAATGCTCTATATACTCTCCAGTTCTGCTATTGTTAACAGGGTGGGCAATAAAGCTATACATTTTTTCTTTCATTCATTTCTCCTAATAAGTATCTATTATACACTGTTTTAGCTATCAAAGTCAAAACTTTTTTGCGTTTACTACAACTTTGTCACTAAGTATTTACAGTCACCCTACCAAAAATAGTTCTTTTCTTATGCCAAAAAGTGTGATATAATTTATTAAAATTGATAATCAATAAGGTTTAACTATGATTTATTATACTCGTTGTTACGAAGGTGGTTTGAAATCATTATGCAATTGGAGTACAATCGGAATTAAAGGAGATTGCATCTCCAAATCCATTAGGTTATTGAAAGTGACATCTAGTAACAACTAAAACCCCACTTTCGAGGCAACGAGAATTATATAATTAAAACAATTGTTAAGTACAACGATAATCAAATAACCCCGCTACGAGGATATGAACAATATCCCAATCCTACCCGAACTAAAAATCCCTTACAATTTCTCGCAATTTCAAAATCATTTTTTTAAGGATTCATTACTGCTTCTATGCTTTCAAAGAGTCTTTCCAATTGACCTTCAGCACTAGAACCTACAGGATATTTTATAGAATTTTCATGAATTATCCTTAGTGTGTAGAACTTTATTTCTTCTCCACAGTCAGTTCTTTCATAGTTTTCCAGTATTTCAATATCCGTAGATCCCCTACTATATGTGCCTACTAGGTTTGCAGCTTTTAAGTACTGCATATATTTACCATACTATTGTAATTAATGATACCTAGTAAGACCCCGCAGAGAATCCAAGGTATATAGTTCAGCAATTTATCCAGCATTCAATCTCTCCTTCATAATGATTAATACTTGCTTCGGAGCTTTTTCCAACCCCGTAAGTTCGTCTTCTGTTGTGTTTAAAGCTAATGCTATCTCTGCGACAATTTCAGCTTTAGTGACGGGCGTTAACCCCGCTTTGGTTTTATAAACAGATCGTCTATAAACTCCTTCTCTACTTAGCTTTCCAATTATTGATTTCTTACTTTTACTGAGAGTGGCCGCCAATTCTTCCACTGTTTGTGGTTCAGGATTAGCCGCGTACTTTTCAAGTATTAGCTTAGTCTGTTCCTCAGTATAGTTCATTGCGCTACTAATCTCCTGACTGTTGCTAGTTTATCAGCAGCTTCCGTTAGCTTTTCTACTTCTTCTTCAATAGCTGCTATCAGTTGTGGATGTTCGCCTATCCCGACAGGGTTATTCATATATACTCGAATATTGGCTTCGTGGATTGCTACATCCCCTTCTAGCCTTTTACCAAGCGCCTCTAGTAATTGTGTATCATACATCATTTCATTCCTCATAGTCGTTTTCATCCGGGGGTACGAAGGAAATTGTTAGTTTTCCTGTTTCTGGGTCTTTTTCCATGGATACAAAGCCGCAATACTCAAGCCACTTAACTGCTACATTCTCTACGCCAACAATATCAGCATACATCTGTATTAAGGTTTGATACTCGTCTTCTATCTCCAGAGTCCTATCTTTTATACTAATGTGACCCCGCTCTATTTTTTCCAGCGCATCGTATAGCTCACTAAGAACTACTTGAGTTGCTTCCATTTGTTTTTCTATTTCTCTCTGCTCTCTAACATCTGGAAATTGAATTATGTTGCTCATATAATCCTCCTTAGGAACCATCTATTATAACGGACATGATGAAAAATGTCAAGAAATTTTTTCAACAGGCATAAAAAAACCCCAGACAATTTCTTATCTGGGGTTGATTTAAAGAGTGAATGGCTGCCTCCTTCTTTCCATTCGATGAAAGCCTCACAGGTTGATGACTTTCCCCATTCTCAATAGGGGGATATTGAGAACGATTAGTACAGCTTGCATATCAATAAATAGAAGTTGCCGAAACTGTACTGGCTCTCGCTGTTACCCTGCGCCCCAACTAGGTATGAGGTTACCCCTACAGCGTTTTTACTTGCCTGTAGGTTACAAGGAGGGAGTAGCGTACGCCTCTCTCAAATCTGTTAACTATTATACTTAAAAATAACCTTTCAGTCAAGAACTATTTTTACCTACCTTGTCCTCGGTACTTCTTATAGGAACGCTTCTTACTCTTATTCATAGAAGAAAACTTCACCATATTAGGATTACCACTTGTACTAGATCTTTTAGCTGGGCCTGGTTCATGTACTACTGTTAGAGATCGTTGTGCCATATCATTTCCTTTATTAAAATTGTGGAGAGGAAGACTGGACTCGAACCAGCATACACGGAGTTGCAGTCCGTTACATAGCCTTTCTGTCACTTCCTCCTTTGTAAAGAGTACTCAGAGCGGAGGACAGGCATAACATTTACCTCTCACTTTACTATCTTATTCGCAGAAGCGAACCCTGACTTCTCTGAGTACCCTTTACAAAGGAGGCTCCGTTGGGTACGGTGGAGCCGAAGCCGTTATGTTACTTAGCCTTCGATGGCTGTAATCATTGCCAAAGCTGCTCGCATCTTAACAAGATCGTTCTTAGTAGCTTTGCTTAGTGACTCTACTTCTACACCTAGCATGGTTTGAATCTCTTCTACCATTGCTTCTTTACGCTCAACCGGAACACCTGCTTTAGTAGCCCGTGCCTGTGCTTGGTAGATGCCCATGCTTGATAGCTTAGCAATTACGCTGCGTACTGGCTTGTCAAACTCTACAGCTAACAGTTCAGCAGTCTCACGACTAGGATTAGCACTGTAGTTTGTTTCCATTACAGAGATCATGTCTTCAGTGTAGTTTGTTGATGCTTTTGCGGTAAATTCGCTCATTTAAAATTCTCCCAAATTTTGTTTGTTTCTTTATTTTATGAATCTATTATACTAGCTTTTTTGTTTTTTGTCAAGCAGTTTTTGCTGTCTGACTAAAAAGATAATGCATTAAGAATGCCTCCTCTAGTCCTCTTGCTTCTACTTCCCAAGGAGCGAACCAGTAATCTCCTTCCCACTTTTCACCTTTAAACATTTCTGTCTCAAGGCACAGCCCATCTTGTTCGTGTTGTTTAACGTGCACCATTTCGTGTGCTACCGCTCTTATGATATACACAAGATCCTCTGTTTTTATAAACTTTCTATCTAGGATGAGGCTGTAAACACCTCCTCCCAGTACTTCTAACTCTCCACTGTTCTCGTCTAAGTCTTCGGTTTCCACGAAGATGTCTACGTCTAGGTTATAATAGCCAGCTACTAAATCTACTACGCCTCCAATTGTATTTCTAAGCCGTTTCTTCAACGTGAGCCCTCGCTTTCGCACTAGATTTTAGATGCTTAACTAACCAAGATATATCATCAATGTGTTCGCCCATTGATATTAATAAGGTCATAGCAGTAGTTTTATCTAAACCTTCCCCAAGCATACCGTAGTATATCATTAAGATGTCAAATTGTTTATCTGTCATACTATCCTCCCTTATATGCAACTATTATACTACCTTCGACTTTTCTTGTCAACAATTCTTTCCTCTAAGGTGTCACATAGTTTAGTAATTAAAGCTAGGCGACCCTCTTTCTTGTCATTGTAGTTGATAGGATACCAGTCATTAGTGGTAGTCATTACACGCTCTTTGAGAATAGTCATCTCGTCATAGTAAGATAGAGCTTTGATATCATTTGGTGACAGCTTCCACGACTTGAGTGGAGAGGTCTTTCGCTCATTAATACGATCATTATGCTCGTCTTCACTGATAGATAACCAGAACTTGATGTACTCTATGTCTTGGTTAGCTTCCCAGTTGTTCACGGTTAGCATGAAGTCGCAGTACTCTTCGTCTGAGCACCAGTCATTGATAGGCTGTACCATAGCTCTAGAGTACCAACTACGATCAAAGAATGTAATCATAGGTCGCTTAGGCAATTTGGTTTCCCAGAACTTAAGCCAGCTTTTCATAATCTTAGAAGTAGGCTTTGTAGAAAGAACAACGCTGTACGAATCTGTAGGCATATAGTGTGTCAACTCACGAATAGTGGATGATTTACCAGCCGTATCTCTACCTTCTAGCACTACAGCAGTAGGCTTAAGGTTAGGGTTGGCTAAGATGCTGTTCAGTCGTGCTTGTTGTCTTTCTAATTTGTTCATGCTATTCCTCTTTTGTATGCAACTATTATACAACCCTACGCTTCTGTTGTCAACTGTATTTCCTCGTTTGGTCATAAAACATCGCAACCGATCTCCCGGGGGCCGGTCGCGGGGTTTTTCTGTCAAGTTTTATTTACTCTAATTTACTAAAATTATATGAAATTAAGTGCACCCGTTGCGGGGTTTGCACAAATTATCTACGCTTATCTAAGACTAACGCAATCTGACATAATTTGTGCAAACCCCGCAAAAATACTTGACATTGCAGAGCGTTGCATGTATACTGGCGCCGGAGACCACCGCTTTTGCACTAAATTGCACTTAACTTGAAAAAAAGACTTGACATGCATTGCTTTTGCACTTATTTTGGCGCAAGCAACACTTTCGTTTTTGCACTTCGCTTTTGCACTGGCGCCCCCGCGCCAAATCACCGTAAATTGCACCCCCTCCCTGCAAAAGACTACTAACCCCGCGCATGCGCTCGCAATCGGGGACGAGCAACACAAATATAATCGTCGTCGTACTACTACTGGCGCCCCCGCGCCAAAATCATGCTGTCAAGCAATGATTTTGGTCGTGGGATGTGAAACAGTGTTTCACGTGAAACAGCGTTTCAGATCTAGGACAAAATGAAGTTTGTCCCTCAGCACGCGGCACCATGAATATGCCCTATGCAATTCGCTGTGTACGGCAATCAAGTCTTCTACCTCCTGACGAGAAAGCTCTACCACGAAAACCTCGCGCGTTTGTTCCTGTTTATAGTAATGTGGCACCATACGCTCTACAGTTACCGTTTCGGTTTTGTTGATTTTTCTGATAAATTCCATAATTTTTTCCCTTAAATTTGCGTTAGTAGATAGTAGAAAGCGCCGCCCCAGATTAGCGTATCCGTTAGCACAGAATAGACTAGGTAAGCGGTGACGAAAAATCTCGCCACCTTTTTTTGGGTTTTCTTTTTCATTGCCCAAGCTCCAACAATTGCTTTCTGGTAACATTCCGCAGAATGTAAGTCAGAATTGCCGCCTCATAATCAC